CCTGAGCCACTTGTCGATTATGCCAATTTAGCACTCACTAAGTATCCTAACGTACACTTCGTAGGCGATGCTTTATCAGCTAGAGGTATAACGGTAAGTGGTGCACAAGGGACATATGTTGCTGAATCACTTTTGGAAAATTAAAATAAATTTCGTATATTGATAACAAATAAAAATTATGGCAAAATCAACAAAAACACCGTTTCCACAAAGTAAAAGATTAAAAAAAGCAGATGGTACTATCGCTTATGTATGGGATAATAAACTCCACAATTGGGAGGGACATGCTTTAATTCCTGAAGGTAAAGAAAAATTAGGAGAATATCATTTATATGGTATTAAACATACCAAAGAGGAATGGAATGAAGCAAGACAACAAAGAGAAGGTTTACCTTATTATAAAAATCAATCAATGAAAGCACACCTTTCAGATTATAGAAACTAAGATATGAAAATAGGTTTATGTGGTACAATGAGTGTAGGTAAAACTACATTAGTAAATGCTTTAAAAGAAACAAGGCAATTTAAAGATTATATGTTTAGAACAGAACGTTCTAAATACTTGATGGAGCAAGGTATTCCACTTAATACAGATTCAACATTAAAGGGTCAAACCATATTCTTGGCTGAACGTTGTGCTGAATTAATTCAAACAGATATTATTACAGATAGAACAGTTCTTGATGTTATGGCATTTACTTTAAATGCAAAATCAATACCTCACCAGGATAAAGAAGCATTTGAAACATATGCTAGTGAATTTGTTAGAGAATATGATTATATTTTTTACATATCTCCTTATGGAATAGATATTGAAGATAATGGAGTACGTGAAACAGATGAGCACTATAGAGATTTAATTGATTTTACTATTACCACACTTATTAAAAGACATGGTCATAAAGCAGGTAAAATAGAAAAGATATCTGGATCTACAGAGGAACGAATCCAACAAATATTAAAGTTTACTAATCTTTAACATATTTATAATAAAACCTTATTATAATGAAAAAATCTGAATTAAAAAATTATATTAGAGAAAATATTATCTCTACATTATCTGAAGATACTGAAGCAGAAATTGAAAAAACTAAAGAATTAACTGCCGCTATTAAGGATCTAGAATCAGCTAAAAAAGAAGCTGGTATAGAAGAAGATGCAACACCATTAATGAAAGATTTTACTTATGACTATGAAGATATAGGTCAATTCTATTTAGAAGGATTTGGAAAAAAACATACCCTAAATAATGACCAGTTAAAAATGTTAGGCAAAAAAATCACTGATAATTTATATGGTGGTGATATTGGTAAAGCATATGATGCCGTTGTAAATCCCCATAAAAACCCTTACGATATAAAAGAAAATGCAAATGTGGGTTTAGATGAAATAGAAGAAATGGGGTATAATGCTGCTGATGAAGTTTTTACAATAATAAGAAAATCATACCTTAATTCTCAAATAGATTTTCGTTACTTTCAAAAGGGACTTATGCGAGGGCTCTCTGATATAGCTAGTTCTATGGGTTTAAATGAAAACGAAGATGCAGAACCAACTAAATCCGATATTAAAAAAACTAAAGGTTTAGCTAAAGCAAAAGAAGAATTGGCACTATTAACTCGTGAGATGAAATCATTAGCTAAAAAATATTCTAAAGCTGAAGGTGAAGAAAAAGAAAAATTAGTTAAAATCTTAAAAGATAAAACTAAACTAAAAAAAGAACTAGAAAGTATTCTAGATAATAAGAAGATATAATGTCATCTAAGGAAAGGTTTTTATATATTGCTATAGTATTTTTTGGTGCTTACTACCTAATTAATATGTACTCTTCAAATGAAGATGAATATATCAATGAGTATAATAGTAAAATAGAGGCATTAGAAAATAAAATTAATTCTTTACATAACATAAATGAAGAATTAACCTTGGAAATTGATACCTTAAATGGTCAAATAACAAAATTAGACCAAGAAATTAGTAAACAAGATAATAAAATAGTTATATTAAAAAGACAAACAAATGAGAAAGTTAATAATGTTGATTCTTTTGGGGATGATGAGCTTGAACGGTTTTTCACAGAACGTTATAGACAGTACTTCGATTCAATTAAAAAAACCAATAGTCAGACTAGTAATTAAGGATTTAATAACTGGAGATAGTTTTAAACAAGAATTAAGTTTAATCAATACAAAGTACTCTTTATTAAAAAATAAAATTATATTAAAAGATAGTGTTATTAATAACCTTAATTTTCAAATCAATAATTTTAATTCTATATTAGATACAAAGGGGTCACAACTTATACTTTCCCAACAGTTAAATGAAAAGTTAAAACTTGAAGTAAAAAAACAAAAGTTTAAAAATAAATTAACAGCAGGGGCTGGAGTAGTAGCAGTATTAGCTGCTGTACTTTTAGTAAAATAGTATGTCTGATTTAAAAAAAGTAATACGCCAAGAATACTTAAAATGTGCTCAAGACCCAGTACACTTTATGCGTAAATACTGTTATATACAGCACCCACAACGTGGGCGTATACAGTTTAATCTATACCCATTCCAAGAAAAAGTATTAACGTTATTTCAAGAAAATCCCTATAGTGTAGTATTAAAATCTAGACAGTTAGGTATATCTACTTTAGGTGCTGGTTATTCATTGTGGTTAATGACATTCCATAAGGATAAAAATATTCTTTGTATTGCAACTAAGCAAGAAACAGCTAAAAACATGGTAACAAAGGTAAAATTCATGTATGAAAACTTACCTTCATGGCTTAAAATAGATGCTCCTGAAAATAATAAATTAACTTTACGATTAGCAAATGGATCACAAATTAAAGCAACATCGGCTTCAAGTGATGCAGGTAGATCCGAAGCAGTATCTTTACTACTAATTGATGAGGCAGCTTTTATTGATAATATTGGAGAAATATGGGCCTCAGCACAACAAACATTAGCAACTGGTGGTGGTTGTATAGCATTATCTACCCCTTATGGTACTGGAAATTGGTTTCATCAAACATGGGTTAGAGCAGAAAATAGAGAAAATCAATTTTTACCTATAAAACTCCCCTGGTATGTCCACCCAGAAAGAGATCAAAAATGGAGGGATACACAAGATGAATTATTAGGTGATCCTAGAATGGCTGCACAAGAATGTGATTGTGATTTTAGTACCTCTGGTGATATTGTATTTTATCCTGAATATATAGACTTTTATGAAAAAACTTATATAAAAGATCCTATGGAAAGAAGAGGAGCAGACCAAAACTTATGGGTTTGGGAATCACCTGATTACACAAGAGATTATGTGGTAGTAGCAGACGTTGCTCGTGGAGATGGAAAAGATTATTCCGCATGTCATGTAATTGATGTAGCCAATAATGTACAAGTTGCTGAATATAAAGGACAATTAGGTACAAAAGAATACGGGCATTTATTAGTTGGTTTAGCTACTGAATATAATGAAGCAATGTTAGTAATAGAGAATGCTAATATAGGTTGGGCAACAATACAAGTTGCTTTAGATAGACAATATCCTAACCTTTACTATTCACAAAAGAGTGATTCCCCAAATGCTAGTTCGTATTTTGACAAATACCAGGACCATTCAAAAATGGTAGCCGGTTTTACAATGTCTTCTAGAACTAGACCTATGGTAATAGGTAAATTTCAGGAATATATTAGTGATAAAGGAGTAACAATACAATCAAAAAGATTGCTAGAAGAAATGAAAACCTTTATATGGAAAAATAATAGGGCAGAAGCTCAAAGTGGGTATAATGATGATTTAGTAATGTCCTTTGGTATAGCTATGTATATTAGAGATACAGCGCTAAAATTAAGACAACAAGGACTACAAGCAACTAAAAATGCTTTAGGTAATATGTCTGTAGATAGGACTTCGTACCAAGGTGGATATGGTTTTTCACAAGGCTCAGATAATCCCTATCACATAAACACACCCGATGGTAAGGAAGACATTAAATGGCTTCTTTAATAATATTTATAACAATAATAACATACTATGGCTGATAAAAGCGTATTTTCAAGACTAAAAAGATTATTTTCTACTGACGTAGTAATAAGAAATGTAGGTGGAAACCAAATAAAAGTAATTGATAGTGCTAAAATACAATCTACAGGTGAATTAGAAACTAATTCATTAATGGATAGATATAATAGGGTTTTTTCTACAAGCCCTTCTTCTTTATATGGTGCTCAATTCAATATGAATTACCAATATTTAAGACCTCAATTATATTCTGAATATGATTTAATGGATAATGATGCTATTATAGCATCTGCTCTTGATGTCTTAGCAGATGAATCAACTTTAAAAAATGATATGGGTGAAGTACTTCAAATTAGAAGTGCTAATGAAGATATCCAGAAATTGTTGTATAACCTATTTTACGATGTATTAAATGTTGAGTTTAACTTATGGATGTGGGTTAGACAAATGTGTAAATATGGTGATTTTTTCTTAAAATTAGAAATTGCTGAAAAGTATGGGGTTTACAATGTAATTCCTTATACTGCTTATCACATAGAAAGACAAGAAGGTTATAACCCACAGAATCCTTCTGCTATTAGGTTTAGATACGCTCCTGATGGAATGGATAATCTAAGTTCAGGTATGTATCCTGTACCAGGTTCAACCGCTGGGAATTTAAACGATGAACAAGGTATTTTCTTTGACAATTATGAAATGGCTCACTTTAGACTTCTTTCAGATGTTAATTATTTACCTTATGGTAGGGCTTATATTGAACCCGCTCGTAAATTATATAAACAATATGTTTTAATGGAAGATGCAATGTTAATTCATAGAATTGCTCGTGCCCCAGAAAAACGTATATTTTATATGAATGTTGGTTCTATCCCACCAAATGAAATAGATGCATTTATGCAAAAAACAATTGGTAATTTAAAACGTACACCTTTCCAAGATAATAAAACAGGAGAATACAACCTTAAATACAACATGCAAAATATGTTGGAAGATTTTTATATCCCTGTTCGTGGTAATGACCAAACAACTAAAATAGAAACCACACCAGGATTACAATATGATGGGATTGCCGATGTTGAATATTTAAGAGGTAAATTATTTGCCGCACTTAAAATTCCAAAAGCTTTCTTAGGATACGAAGAAGGAGTTGAAGGTAAAGCTACACTAGCACAACAAGATATTAGATTTGCACGCACAATTGAAAGAATACAAAGAATATTAGTTTCTGAATTAAATAAAATTGCATTAGTTCATTTATATACCCAAGGATATACTGATGAAACATTAACTAATTTTACTTTAGAAATGTCTAGTCCTTCTATTATCTTAGAACAAGAAAAAATTGAATTACTTAAATCTAAAACCGAATTAGCTGGTACTTTATTAGAACAAGGTTTAGTACCCTCTGATTGGATTTATGATCATGTTTACCATTTTAGCGAAGACCAATATGATGAATATAGAGATTTATCTAGAGAAGATGCTAAACGTAAGTTTAGAATGGCACAAATAGAAGCAGAAGGAAATGATCCTGTTGAAACTGGTAAATCATATGGTACACCTCATGATTTAGCCTCATTATATGGAAGTGGTAGAATGTACACTAACCCAGGAGCAGTACCAAAACCAGAAGAATATGCAGCTGATGATCCTAAATTAGGTAGACCAAAAGATACTAATGTAAAACGTAATACACAAGGTGATAATTTTGGGAAAGATAGATTAGGAGTTAAACGTATGAAAGATACAGATAAAAATGATTCTAATAGTATTAAAAATAAATTCAAAGGAGGAAGTCCATTAGCTTTAGAAAGTGCTCGGTCTTCATATATGAAAAATTTAAATATGTTTAAGGATTTAGATAAAAAGGTATTAATATTTGAAGAGGATAAAGACGATTCTTCATTATTAGATGAAAAACAATTAAAGAAGTAAAATACTCCACATATTTATAAATAAATATATTCTTGATGAAAATTAAACACTCAAAGTACAAAAACACAGGCATATTATTTGAACTGTTAGTACGCCAAATCACCGCTGACACACTTAAAGGTGGTAATTCACCAGCTATAGATATTTTAAAAGAATATTTCGTAAATACTTCTTTAGGTAAAGAGTATAAATTATATGAATCTATACTTAAATCTAAAGTAGTAACTGAGGGTAGGGCTACATTAGTAATTGATACTATATTAGAGGCCTCTACTAAGTTTAATAGAAAGTCTTTAAAAAAACAAAAATATAATTTGATTAATGAAATTAAAAAACATTATAATCTAGAATCCTTTTTTGGTTCTAAAATAACAAATTATAAAGAATTAGCGGCTTTATACACTTTAGTAGAAAATGTTAATTCAAAGTCTATATCTAACCCAACACAATTAGTAGATAATAAAGTAACTTTATTAGAACATTTAACTAAAAAGGAAGTTACTCAAGATTCAAAACAAACAGTAATTGAAGAATTTTCTACATATGATAGTGATATAAGAACTCTTACTTATAAGGTATTATTAGAAAAGTTTAATAATAAGTACGACATATTAACTAATGATCAAAAACAAGTACTTAAAGAATACATTAATTCAGTAGATTCAACACCAGATTTAAGAAATTTCTACAATGTTAAAATTAATGAATTAAAAAGTATTTTAGTTAAAGAAACAAAAAATATTAAAGATAAAGCTACAAAAGTTAAAATTACTGAAGTAGCTAAATTTTTAACTGAATTAAAGAAAACAGATAAAGTTGGAGATAATAATTTAGTTGATTTGTTACGTTATTACCAATTAGTAAACGAAATACAAATAGCAAATGGCGTACAAATATAAACTTAAAGAAATAGAGGTAGGTGATACTAAGGTTACTGGAGGTGTAAAATCTGTAGTTACAGATAAAGATCCCGAAACTGGTGCTATATCCTGGTCTATTGATTATGTTCCTAATTTATCTAAGCTAGTTGAAGATTCTATGGAATTAGCATCTACAGCAAAAGGTGTATATCAAAAAGCTAAAGATGATAAAAAATTCTTAGACATATACGAACAGGCAAAACAATTAAGAAATGTAATTCGTACTCATGTTAGAAATAATTACCCTTCCGATTATAAAAAAGCAATCAGAGAAGAAGATGTAGATGAAATTTCAACCTCTGGTGCCGCAGGTGCTTATAATACACCATATGCTTTTGTAAGAAAAAAATTACAACCAGGTAAAAAGAAAAAAAATAAAAAATCTAAATATAAAATGAAAATGCCATCGGGTATGGTAAGTTCTTTAGGTTATACAATGGGTGAGGGTAAATTAGGTGATGGAGCAGATTTAGGTCCTGGCCCCAAAGCAGGTCCTGATGGAGTCACTAATAGCGCTTATACAAAACAATTTAAATATAAATTAGTTCCTAAAAATAAAGATGGTACTTATGTACAAAAGGGAGCAGGAATGATAGTTAAAAAACTTTATTAATATGTATAACCGAAGTATTAATGAACAAGAATCTAAAGCAGCACAATACCAAAAAGAACGTATTGAAGCTTTTGATGTTTTAGAAAATAGATTAGATGTAGTAAAAAAATTATTACGTTTAGCAAAAATAGAAACTATAAAAGCTTACAGAGAACAACCTAATACTTTTGCTGTAATAAAACCTACAGACATAATAGGAGACTATATAAAAGATATTGAAATATTACTAGATAAATAACATTATGAAACAAACACCAAATCAATTATTCAAACAACTTTCAAAAGAATTTAGTTCTAAAAAAGATAAAGAACTAATTAATGAAGAATTAGGTCAAATAGTAACTTTAAAACCAATTAATACTATTGAGGCAAGTGCTAAAGACCCATTCTGGACTAAATTTGAAAATTTCTTAGCAGAAGGTGGTACATTAGAGCCTATTGTAAATAATGAAGATAAAGTTAAATATAATTCTAAAGAACAAGACGAAAAAGTTAAAGCTGATTCTAAATTAAAGTATGAAATGGATAGCAAATTAGCTGGGTCATACAAAATATCAGATGGTGTAGAAAATATTGATTCCCATAATTATGACTACGATCCTAAAGTAGAGAATATTAATAATGTTAATGCTCAAGAAGTATTAAGTGGTGTTCAATTAGAAATTAACTACAATAAAGAATTATCTTTAGATGAAGCAATGGAATTAGCTGTTAAAAACTTAGCTAAAGACCCATTACATTATGTAAAAGAAGGACAATTTGGAGTTCAAGGTTTAGGATATAAAGAAGGAAAACAACAACAAAACGATGGCGAAAGTTATGGTGGTAGTGGATTTAGTACTAAATTAAAAGATGGTGGTGATTCTATGGAATTAGTAAAAGAATCTAAAGAATTAGTTTTAGAGGCATTTGGACAAGTAGTAACATCAGGTAATCCAAACTCATTAGCAGCACAATCAGGAAATATTATTCGTCAGATGATGGCTGAAAAAGAAGAAGAGAAAAAATTACCAATGGATGAAATGGAAGATGAAGGTACAGCAGTATCTTATTCAGATACTACATCAGAAGCTGCAAAACCTGATTTTGCAGATATCGACGGAGACGGAGATAAAAAAGAATCAATGAAACAAGCAGCTAAAGATAAAAAGAAAAAAGTGAAAAAAGAATCTATAGATAGTAAATTAGCGGAAATAGGAAAAGAAGCTGAAAAAGTAAAAATGGAAGCTCAATTAGACTTCTTACATGATCATATTCAAGAAAAAGTAGATAGAGTTAGTTCAATCCAAGAAGATGAAAATCTTAGTGAATTAATTGACAAGACGAAAATGAAACAAATGCAGAGAGAAATCAAAGATTTGGAAAGAAAGAAAATGAAAATGGAAAGAATCTATGAAAAATCTTGTGGATCAAAATATTCCAAAAAAGAAATGGTAGATGAAATGGATGAGGTAAGTTGGAATGAAAAAAATAACCCAACTCGTGGTGCTGCAGGTGAAAGAGATCCTAAACAAGTAGGACAATCAGTTTCTGCTTATGCTGTAAACAAATAGAACATGAGCAAAAAGCTATTAATAGAAACTCATACTGTAAAAATCTCCCCCTCCCAATTAACTGAAAATGTTAATAAGGAGAGTGGAAATTTAATGGTAGAAGGTATTTTAGCTACGGCTGAAGTAAAAAACGGAAATGGTCGTTACTACTCAAAAGGTCTGTGGGATAGAGAAATGGACAAATATTCTGAATTAATTGAACAAAGACGTTCAATGGGAGAACTTGACCACCCAGAATCAACTGTTATCAATTTAAAAAACGTATCACATTTAATATCCGAATATTGGTGGGATGGTGATAATTGTATAGGTAAGATAGAAATTTTACCTACTCCTTCAGGAAATATTCTTAAAGAACTAATTAAAAGTGGAGTTACCGTAGGTGTGTCTTCTCGTGGTATGGGTTCTTTAGAAGATAAAGGTGGTGTAATGGAAGTACAAGATGATTTTGAATTATTATGTTGGGATTTTGTTTCAACCCCATCAAATCCTGGTTCTTTTATGCATACCTTAAATGAAGGAAAAAATATAATCACATATGATTATACAAATGTTAATAAAGTAATACATGAAATTCTTTGTTCAAAAGGTTCATGTCCTATAACATAAATAATATTTCTTCGGACGCTACCGACGGATTTTATGCATAAAGCGCTCTTTTGAGCGCTTCTTGTGTCTTAAGATATTTTTACATACGTATGACCGCAATGTGTCATGAATACTTAGATATGGCACCGATATATATTATTCCCTATTACGATTCTTAATAATCGTATTTCACAAAAAAAATTTTGAGATTATGGCAAACAATGATTTGTTAAAAGAAGCAATCGCTGATGCTAAAGCTGTTAAAGAAACTGCTATTGCAAACGCAAAACTTGCTCTTGAAGAAGCATTCACACCACATTTGAAATCTATGCTTTCTGCAAAATTAGAAGAAATGGACAACGAAGACGTTGACGAAGGATACGATAAGTATGAAGAAGACGACGTTAAAGAAGAAGTTTCTGAAGATACAGTAGAAGAAAAGAAAGAAGATATGGATGAAGCTAAAGAAGAGCTTGATGAAATTAACCTTGACGAGTTACTTGCTGAACTTGAATTGGATGAAGACGCTCGAACAGACGCTGAAGAAGAAGGCTACAAAGACGGTATGAAGGACGAAAAAGAGGACTTGAAAGAGGACGAACGTACGGATGCTGAGGAAGAAGGCTATTTAGATGGCGAAAAAGACGAAAAAGAAGACATGGAAGACAAAGACGACAAGGAAATTGACCTTGAAGATATGTCAGAAGATGACTTAAAAGGATTCATTGAGGATGTTATTAAAGATTTAGTAGCAGACGGAACAATTGAAGCAGGTGAGGAAGCAATGGAAGATGAAGAAGACATTGTAGATGTTGAAGACGTTGAAGACGTTGAAGACGTTGAAGACGTTGATGTTGATGTAGAAATTGATGAAGCAGTTGACGGAGAAAAAGGTGCTGGAAACGAAGATGGTGACAAAGATGACACTAAAATCGAGAAAGAAACTGAAAAAATGAGATTTAAAGAAGCATTAGATGAAATCGAAGCTCTTAAAGTTGAATTAAACGAAGTTAATTTGCTTAACGCTAAATTACTCTACACAAACAAAGTTTTTAAATCTAAAAACTTATCTGAAGACAAAAAAGTTAAAGTGCTTAAAGCATTTGACAAAGCGTCAACAGTAAAAGAAGCTAAAGTTATTTTTGAAACATTAAACGAAGGTTTAGTATCAAAAACAGAAGCTATTGTAAGACCAAAAGGTGCTGCATCTAAAGCAACTGGAACAATAACTGAAGCTAAAAAACCGATTATTGAAAGCAATGATGTATACAATCGTATGCGTAAACTTGCTGGATTAATTTAAATTATTAAAATAACCCTTAAAAAACTAAAAAAATGAGCTTAAATACTCTATTAGAAAGCGCGAACCCATATCAGTCTTTACAGTCTGACGCGGCTAGATTAGCTAGCAAATGGGAAAAGACAGGTTTATTAGAAGGTTTGAATGGTGCCCACAAAAACAATATGGGTCTTATTCTTGAAAACCAAGCTAAACAACTTGTAGTAGAATCATCACAAACTAGTGGTGGTGTAGGAACAGGTGGTACTTTTTCATCTCAAACTAGCGTAAACGTTGGTGGACAGTGGGCTGGAGTTGCTTTACCATTAGTACGTAAAGTATTCGGACAAATTGCTGCACAAGAATTTGTATCAGTACAACCAATGAATTTACCTTCAGGACTTGTATTTTTCTTAGATTTCCAATATGGATCTAACAAATCTCCATTTACTGCTGGTGGGTCATTATATGGTGACAAAGGTGGTAATGAACCTTTCGGTAACACTAACACAGGTGGTCTTTATGGATCAGGTCGTTTTGGATATTCTATCCAAAATACTCAGTCTTTAGCATTAACTTCTGCAAGAACAAATGCTTCTTGGGATCAATTTAACTTTAACAGTGATTATTCTGCATCTGTTGCAGCTGGTGATTACCAAAGAGTTGCTGTTGATGCTAGTGACCTAGGATTTGCTGATTTCGAAGCTGTTAAAGGATTCCAATTATTTACTGGATCTTTAACTGGTGTTGTACCAACAGGATCTGATGGATCTGTAGCTGGTGTACAAGTATCTGAATTTACAGAATACGATGCAGCAGCTGGAAAAGTATATTTCTATGCTTTAGATACTGCTATTACAGTTAATGATGTAAATGTAAACTACCAAATTCAACCAACTGATAATAACAGAGGTGATTTTGAAGCAGGTAACCCACATCCAAATGCATTTAACGATGAATCAGGAGCTAACTGTTGCCCAGACCAAGTAATTCCAGAAATCAACATCCAGATGCAATCATCTGCAATTGTTGCTAAAACTAGAAAACTGAAAGCTGTATGGACACCAGAATTTGCACAAGATTTAAATGCATATCATGCACTAGATGCTGAAGCTGAATTAACTTCAATCTTAAGTGAGTACATTTCATTAGAAATTGACTTAGAGATCTTAAGTATGTTAATTGATTCTGCTGCTGCAGGAACTGAAACATGGTCGGTTAAAAATAACCAACAACTTTCAGGAACAGGTGCTGGTATCACAGATACTAATCTTGGATTTTACAATTCTCAAGGACAATGGTTCCAAACATTAGGAACTAAAATTCAGAAATTAAGTAACATCATTCACCAGAAAACTCTACGTGGTGGTGCTAACTTTATGGTTGTTTCTCCACAAGTAGCAACAATTTTGGAATCAATTCCAGGATTTGCTGCTGATACAGATGGTGATGCTGCTAAAATGAGCTATGCATTTGGTGTACAAAAAGTTGGTGCTTTAAATAGCCGCCAAAAAGTATACAAAAACCCTTACATGACTGCTAACACAATCCTATTAGGATACCGTGGTACTCAGTTCCTAGAAAGTGGTGCTGTATTTGCTCCTTACATTCCGTTAATCATGACTCCACTTGTATACGATCCAGATACGTTCGTACCAAGAAAAGGTCTATTAACTAGATATGCTAAGAAAATGGTTCGTCCAGAATTTTATGGAAAAATCAATGTATCAGGTTTAGACCTTCTATAGTAGAAGATTAATTAAATCTTAATAAAATTAACCCGGCTTAGGCCGGGTTTTTTTTTCTTTTTTATATTTATAACAAAATGCGTTATACACAAACTATATTTATCTTATTATATAATTATATCAATAATTTACTGTTTCTTAACGTATTTACAACAGTTGTATTCACTGATAACACAATCCCTAATTTAAAGAATTTATGGCAAGTAAACACCATACAGACGAAGTATTTCGGTCTAAAAGAATTCCTAAAAACCCAATTAAGTTCAAACTCCAACTTAATGAAGAACAAAAAGACGCTAAAAAACACATCCTGGAAAATACAATTACTCTCCTTGGAGGGGGTGCAGGTAGTGGAAAAACATTACTTGCATGTAATGTTGCATTAGATGGACTATTACGTAGACAATACGACAAAATTATAATCACCAGACCTACGGTATCAAAAGAAGAAATAGGTTTTTTACCTGGTGATTTAAGAGAAAAAATGGATCCCTGGGTACAACCTATTTACCAAAATTTCTTTCAATTGTATGATAAAGTTAAAATAGAAAAACTTATTGAAGATGGTAAAATAGAAATAGTACCAGTATCATTTATGAGAGGTAGAACATTTTTAGATGCTATGATAATAGTAGATGAAGCACAAAATGTTACTCATGAACAAATGGAAATGATTACATCTAGAATAGGTTTAAGAAGTAAAATGATGATATGTGGTGATGCCCATCAGACAGATTTAAAAAAGAAATCGGATTCTGGTTTTAAGTTTCTCTACTCAGCTGCTAGAAGGATTAAAAATCTAGAAGCTATTACTTTAAATACTAATCATAGAAATGAAATTGTAGAAGATTTATTAGACTATTATAAAGAAGCTATTGACAAAGGTGTAAGTATTACTACTTCTGGTTCATACAATTATAATAATAAAAATTAGTACCATATTTATAATAAAATTATCTAATGGCAATATGTAACCCTACTGGTTCATTATCAGTAACAATCAGAGAAGAAATAAGATTACCTAATGGTAATATGGAGCAATCTATCAATACCGAGGTTATTAAGGATGTTAATCAGATAATGAAAAGAACTGATACTATAGCTCCTACCTTTAGTGGAAGTGGAATTGAAATTTTAAGGTTTGTAGATTCTGAAGAACAACAAACAGCAGGTTCCTTTGTAAGAGATACAGTTAAATATATGAGATTTACAAATTTATGTTCAACTAATTTTGTATCCTTATATTTAATCCAAGATAGCCCAGAAGCACAAAACCCTAATACTGGTAATGTAGGATCAGGAGATGAATCTTTATTTAAATTAGATGCCGGAAAATCAATGGTGTTTTCAAATGCCCAATTTCAAGGAACTGATTATTATGATTATGTAGTAGAAGGATATGTTGATATTCAATATTTTTCTTCATTTGCTACTTTATCATCGATTAAAGCAAAAGCAGATACAGCAAGTGTTCAGATAGAGTATTTTGTAGCATCTTCATAATATTTATAACAAAATTAAATTTAATAAAAAATGGCATTAACATACAGAACAGGATCAGACGGTAAAGATTCAGCATTAACAATTAATGAATTAGATAACAACTTTAGACATTTTACTGGATCACACGCAATTACTGGGTCTCTTACAGTATCAACTAATTTAACAGTTGAAGGATCAGTAGTTTCATTAGCAGCATTACCAACATCAGACCCCTCAGTAGTAGGTCAACTTTGGAATGATGCTGGGACTTTAAAAGTATCAATATAATTAGTACTTAAAAATTACACTTAATTTAAAATAAAATTCCGGAGGACTCAATTTGAGTCCTCTTTTTTCATATTTATAATAAAACTAATTAGATTATGAATGTACCTATATATAATGGTGACCCAATTTGGAACCCAAATTCAGTACCTTTTGGCTTTTACAATAATAGTATAGATTTTCAAACTGATTGTGTAAAAGTAGCAGAATTTTGTGCTACCAGATTAGGTTATCCTTTAGTTGATATAGAATTACAATCTAGTTCCTTCTTTACAGCATTTGAAGAAGCAATTACCGTATATGGAAATGAATTATATGCTTACCTTGTTAGGGATAATATGTTAACTTTAGAAGGGTTTGCTATAGATGATTTTATATTTTTAAATGAAAGTATTATTACTCCTAATTTAGGAGCAGTAATTAGAATGTCAGAGCAGTATGGAGCAGAAGCAGGTACTGGTGGTAATGTGCCTTGGTATAAAGGTAGTATACCCTTAACATCCAGTGTTCAAGATTATGATTTAAAAGCATGGGCAAAAGAAAAAAATATAACAGGTAGTATAGAAATAAAAAGAGTATTTTATCAAGAACCAACCCCTGCATCAGCTAGATATCTAGCACCTTTTGATGGTTTTGGATTTGGAGGAGCAGCAGCTGCTGGAGTAACTGGACTTGGTGGTTTTGGAGGTGGAATGGGTTATTTAATGATGCCCCTTAATTATGATATGCAAGTTATTCAAGCTATTGAAATGAATGATATGGTCAGAAGATCTAATTATAGCTTTGAAATGCACAATAATATTTTAAGAGTATTTCCAATCCCTGGACCCTTTACTCATACTAATGATGATGAAATGATTAGTGGTTCATGTGTAGGAAATATGTGGTTTGAATATATTAAAGTAAATGATAGAACTAGCGGAAGTGTAGACCCAGCATGTGGGCAGGTAACAAATGCCTCTAATATGCCCTATACTAATCCTGATTATACCTTAATTAATTCAATTGGTAGACAATGGATTTTTGAGTATACTTTAGCATTAGTAAAAGAAATTTTAGGGTATGTAAGAGGAAAATATTCTACAATCCCTATACCTAATGCTAATATGACTTTAAATCAAGCTGATTTATTAGCTGCAGCAACTGCTGAAAAAACAGCATTATTAGAAAGATTAAGAGCATATTTTGATGAAACTTCACGAGCCTCTTTATTAGAAAGAAGAGCAAATGAAAAAGAAAGTAGAGATAGAGAATTAGAAGGTGTTCCAAATTTTATTTATATAGGATAGCATATGGCAATGTATACAGGACTCAGAGATGTATCTCTTCTGAGACATTTAAATAGAGAGTTAATGGGTAATATTATTACCCAACAATGTGCTATATATCAATTTAAACTAGAAGAAACTAAAGTTAATATATATGGTGAAGCTGCTGGTGAAAAGTTTTATAATGGTCCTTTTTTATTTAATGTTTTAATAAATAGATCAGATCAACAATATGGAGAAGATGAAGAAGGAATACAATTTAATCAAGCTATTGATTTTTATTTCCTTAGAGATGATTTAAAAGTAGCTAATGTTGTACCTGAAGTAGGTGATATTATCTTATACCAAGAAGGATATTACGGGGTACAAGGCACAGTAGGAAACCAATATTGGGGTGGAAAAAACCCTGCATACCCAAATAATGATTCAGATGGGGAACCAAACCCATTAAATCCAGGTTTAGATAAATTTGGAGAAAGTGTATCAGTATTAGTATCAACATATTATATACCAGCAGATAAAGTTGCTATTTCACCATATAAAGAAAGATTTTAATGGCTATAAGAAAACCAATACCAAAAACTCAAAAAGAGTTAAGCATAGATCAACAAAGACCTTCTTCAGCTAGATATGGTAATCCCAATATCCCACTTGCATCTAATGAAAGTGAAACAGGTATTCCCTTTAATAGATCAGAAAAACTATCTTGGACAGGAGATACAACTAAACCCTTTTCAATTGGAATAAAGGATTTAGATGAAGCTGTATTTTATTATTTTCAAAATGTGATAAAACCTTTTGTTTATCAAAATGGTGAAAGAAGAGAAGTACCTATTATTTATGGTTCTCCTGAAAGGTGGAAATCATTCCAAAAAGATAATTATTATAGGGATAAAAATGGTGCTATTATGTTACCCATTATAGTACTTAAAAGAAATTCAATCACTAAAGATAGAACAGTATATAATAAACTGGATGCTAATAGTCCTAATTTATATGGTAGTTTTCAACGTGCTTATAATCCTAAAACCTTTTACAATAATTTTGATGCTATTAATAACGCAATCCCAGCAAAACAATTTTATGCTGTAGCTGTCCCGGACTTTGTTAATATAGAATATAGTTGTTTAATCCAAACTTACTATATGGAACAATTAAATAAAATCATTGAAGCATGTGAATATGCTTCTGATGCTTATTGGGGTAATCCAGAAAGGTTTAAATTTAGATCTTTTATTGATTCCTTTACTACTGAAACTTCTTTAACTAATGGAAAAGATAGATTAGTAAAAGGTACATTTAATATAAGATTAAGAGGATACATTATTCCTGATACAGTACAAAAAGATATGAATTCTATTTCTAAATACAATTCTAAATCTAAATTTATTATTTCAATGGAAACAACTTCTAATTCTGAAATATTTAAAGAAGGTGTAACTAAAACAAGAGATGGTAGAACTAGAAAAAGTAGTGAAAATGAAGGAGGACTTACTGGTATTTATGATGTGAAGAGTGGTAAAGAATTAAAACAATAGATTAATGGCTAATAATATAAGATTTGTCGATTCCTTAAAAGTAGGAGCATATAATACCCAAAATACTGGAGGTAGTGGTATAACCATTAATAATAATATTGATAATTATGTTCTAACTGCTACGGGTAACCAAGAAATAGATGGTAACGCCAACCTTCAATTTGATGGGGTAAACTTAGGAATAGGTGGTCCTTCAAATGGTGCTAGATTTGAAATAAATGATAATACTTCAAATGATTTACTATTAATTAAAAACTCTAGTAATCAAGGTATAAAAATAAAAAATAGTGGGGTATTACAATTATTAGAATTTAGTTCATTACCCACAGCAGTAGAAGGAGGAATTGTTTTTTCTTCTAATGAATTCTTTTTAGGTTATTAACTTAAGAATAAAGTTTAATATGTATAATAAAATTTAATTAATATAAAATGGCAGATTGGAAAAAAGTAATTGTTAGTGGCTCGAACGCAGAACTAGCGCAGTTGTCCTTATCAGATTTATCGGTACAAGGAAGTGAAGAGACAGTATTGGTAATCAGCCCTGCAGGGGTAGTTGGGACACGAGAAAATGCATCAAGTTCAGGCTCAAGTGGTACTTCAGGTTCAGATGGTTCCTCAGGTTCAAGTGGAACTAGTGGCTCAAGTGGCTCAAGTGGAACAAGTGGTGCAGATGGTGCAGGAGGTTCTTCAGGTTCTTCAGGAACAAGTGGTTCTGACGGTTCTTCAGGTTCTTCAGGTACATCAGGAACAAGTGGTGCAGATGGTGCAGGAGGTTCTTCAGGTTCTTCAGGTACATCAGGTACAAGTGGTGCTGACGGTGCTGGTGGATCAAGTGGCTCATCAGGAACTTCTGGTGAATCAGGCTCAAGTGGTTCTTCAGGTACTTCAGGAACAAGTGGTGCAGATGGTGCTGTTGGAAGTTCAGGATCAAGCGGAACATCAGGAACTTCAGGTTCAGATGGTTCAAGTGGTTCTTCAGGTACTTCAGGTTCAGATGGTTCTTCTGGTTCTTCTGGTTCAAGTGGAACATCAGGAACTTCAGGTTCAGATGGTTCGTCCGGTTCCTCAGGTACATCAGGCTCTTCAGGTTCAAGTGGTACATCAGGTTCTTCAGGTTCAGATGGTTCAAGTGGCTCTTCAGGAACAAGTGGTGTAATTAATGTTAATAATTCTGGTAATAATAGAGTATTAACTGATATTGATGGATCAAGTGCTGAAGCAGAATCTAATTTAACTTTTATAAGTAATGGTGGTTCTACAGTAGGTGGTTTATTAACAGTAACCGGTGATGTTGTAATTAGCCATGATTTAACAGTACAAGGTACAGCATCATTCCAAAATTCAGAAAATTTACTAATAAAAGATAGATTTATATTATTAGCTTCTGGTTCTACTTCTGCTGGAGATGGTGGTATTGTAATACAACAAACAGATCAGGATTATGGTGATGCCTTTGCTTATGATGGATTATCATCATTAAGATGGGGTGTAACAAGTTCATTCCATGCAAGTGGTTCAGGATTTACTCCAGATGCTTTTATGTCAACTGTTGTAATAGGTGCCGATGCTAATGATACTACATCAACTGTAGTATCAAGATATACGGCTAAAGGAAATATATTTGTATCTTCATCACAAGATATTTATATCTATTCTTAATATATAAAAATTGTTTTTAAAAAAAATAAAAAGGTTTATGGGATTTAAATCTAATAAAGTTGAAATAAAAGGAGTACCTACTGAAAAAGTGGGTACTCCTTTAACTCACAATATAGAATTAACAGAAAAAGAAATTGAATTAATATTACTTACTATTAAAAATGGGTTATTTAAAGGAGAATATGTAGAGATACTTTATAATTTAACTTTAAAAATTCAAGAAAAATATAAAAATATATAGTTATGTCTTACAATCTAACAGGTTTATCTCTAAGAGAATTACGTGCTCTTAGAAAATCAACTGATTACATTCCAATTACAGGTATCGATGCTATCTTTATAGGTACAATACAAGTAAAATTAAATCAAAAAATTGAAAGTATTGAACAACAATTAGAAGAAGAAAAAATACCTCCCCCTCCTAGTTAATAGGGAATATTAAAACCATATTTATAACTATATTACGGCCCGCAAGGGAAGTGGACTGAACAGTCAGTAACCAACCTAATAAGAATGATATGCCAAATTGGAAAAAAGTAATACTTAGTGGTAGTAATGCTGAGTTAAATGAAATTAAATTAACAGGTCTTTCAACTCAAGGATCTGAAAACACAACGCTTGTAATAAATAGTGATGGTACTGTAGGTACCAGAGAAAATGCTGCATCTAGTGGTACTTCTGGTACTTCTGGTTCAAATGGTAGTTCAGGTTCAAGTGGCTCATCAGGTTCAAGTGGTTCTAGTGGTTCTTCAGGAACAAGTGGTTCATCTGGTTCATCCGGTACATCAGGTACTTCAGGTTCAGATGGTTCATCTGGTTCTTCAGGCACATCAGGTTCTTCAGGTTCTTCGGGTACATCAGGAACTTCAGGTTCAGATGGTTCATCTGGTTCTTCAGGAACAAGTGGTTCATCAGGTAGTTCAGGTACATCTGGTACTTCAGGTGTTTCCACTTATGGATTCCGTATAGAATACTCTACATCTACAACATCAGCAGACCCAGGCTCAGGTAAATTTAGATTTAACGCCGCTGACCCGGCTGCAGCTACTGAAGTTTATATTAGTGAGACTGATTTAGATGGATTAGGTATAGACCCAATATTAGGTACTCTAACAGATTCTACAAATAATAATAAATCTGTTATAACATTTAGATTAGAATCAAATCAAATATATTATGATTCAGCATATGTTACTGCCCAAACAGATAATGGTGGTTGGAGAACATTAGATATCACTCATATTGATAAAAGTGGTTGGAATAATGTAGGTAATAGCGATGCTACCTTTATGGCTATTGAACTTATAGGTGATAAAGGTAGCTCAGGTTCATCAGGTACAAGCGGTAGCTCAGGCTCTTCAGGCACTTCAGGTTCATCAGGCTCATCAGGTACTTCAGGAAGTTCGGGCTCATCAGGTACATCAGGCTCAAGTGGATCTTCAGGAACTTCAGGTAATACTGGTTCTTCGGGAACTTCAGGAACATCAGGTAGTTCAGGTTCTTCAGGAACAAGTGGTTCTAGTGGTTCATCAGGAACAAGTGGTGTCCAAGGTAACCCAGGAACAAGTGGTACATCAGGTTCATCAGGATCAAGTGGTTCTTCAGGAACTTCAGGTAATACAGGTTCTTCAGGAACTTCAGGAACATCAGGTAGTTCAGGTTCATCCGGAACTTCAGGAACTTCAGGTTCAGATGGTTCATCTGGTTCTTCAGGAACAAGTGGTAACTCAGGTTCATCTGGTTCATCCGGTACATCAGGTACTTCAGGTAATACCGGTTCTTCAGGAACTTCAGGAACTTCAGGTTCAAACGGTTCTTCAGGTTCATCAGGAACAAGTGGTTCAAGTGGTTCATCAGGAACAAGTGGTGTCCAAGGTAATCCTGGAACAAGTGGTTCTTCAGGCTCATCAGGCACAAGTGGTTCTTCAGGGTCATCTGGTACTTCAGGAACTTCAGGTTCAGATGGTTCATCAGGTTCCTCTGGAACAAGTGGTAACTCCGGCTCATCGGGTTCATCAGGAACAAGCGGTAACTCTGGTACTTCAGGTTCTTCAGGTTCTTCAGGAAACTCAGGATCAAGTGGTTCATCTGGAACTTCAGGAAATACAGGATCAAGTGGTACATCAGGAACTTCAGGCTCATCAGGTTCATCAGGAACAAGTGGCTCATCAGGGTCATCTGGTACTTCAGGTAGTTCAGGCTCAAGTGGTTCTTCAGGCTCAAGTGGTACTTCAGGTTCATCGGGAACTTCAGGTTCATCTGGGTCAAGTGGTACATCAGGACAAGATGGTAATTTTGGTGGTGCTACTTTTAATTATACATTTGACACAGCAACAGGTACTGCTGATCCAGGTAATGGAGATATAAGATTAAATAACACTACACAAAACGCATCTACATTATCCATTATTAGTCAGACTACAGAAGATGGTGATAATATACAGTCATTTTTAGAGAGTATTGATGCCTCTACATCAGCAGTAAAGGGTCATATGAGAATAGCGGATAAATTCGCTCCAGAAAATTTTATATTGTTTTCAATATCAAACCTAACAGACTTAGGTGTATATTGGACAATAAACATAAGTGAACAAGCATCATCAGCTGCATCCCCATTTACTAATAATGAAGATGTAATTGTTTCTTTCGCCTTAGTAGGTGATAGAGGAGATGATGGTACATCAGGAACATCTGGTTCAAGTGGAACTTCGGGTTCATCAGGTAGTTCAGGTAATAGTGGTACTTCAGGTTCTTCAGGTTCAAGTGGTTCTTCAGGAACAAGTGGTTCTTCAGGAAACTCAGGATCAAGTGGTTCATCTGGAACTTCAGGTTCAAGTGGATCATCAGGTACATCAGGTTCATCAGGAAATTCAGGCTCTTCAGGTTCCTCAGGAACATCTGGTTCAAGTGGTTCATCTGGTTCTTCAGGCTCTTCAGGCTCTTCAGGTTCAAGTGGTTCATCTGGAACTTCAGGTTCAAGTGGTTCCTCAGGTTCAAGTGGTTCATCAGGAACATCTGGTTCATCAGGAACAAGTGGTACAGCAACAATAACAAATTTAGGTAACAATAGAGTAACTACATCAACAGGAACTCAAGGTGCATTAAATGCTGAAGCTAATTTTACATTTGATGGTACTAAACTTACAGTATCAGGATCAGGTAGCACAATTTTAGATGTACAAGGATCTCAAGGTCAATTATTTTCAGTAACAGATGATTTGACAGGGATAGTATTTGCAGCATCTGATATATCAGGTGTTCCAATCTTATCTGTAAGTGGTTCAGGTTTAACAATGATTGATGGTACTTTAAATGCCCCTAATTTACCTAATATAACAACTAGTAATGATGTATTAGTTGTAGATTCAAGTGGTAATGTAGGATATGAAACAAATGCCGCTTCAAGTGGAACCTCAGGTAGTTCAGGCTCAAGTGGTAGTTCAGGCTCAAGTGGTAGTTCAGGCTCAAGTGGTACATCAGGCTCAAGTGGTTCATCTGGTTCATCAGGTTCTTCAGGAACAAGTGGATCATCAGGATCTTCAGGAACAAGTGGTTCTTCAGGAAACTCAGGATCAAGTGGTTCATCTGGAACTTCAGGTTCATCTGGATCAAGTGGTACATCTGGTTCATCAGGAAATTCAGGAACTTCGGGTTCATCCGGTAGTTCAGGTTCATCGGGTAGTTCAGGTTCTTCAGGAACAAGTGGTGGAACAGGTACCCCAGGAACATCAGGTTCTAGTGGTTCATCAGGAACCTCAGGTTCTAGTGGTTCATCAGGAACAAGCGGTAACTCTGGTACTTCAGGTAGTTCAGGATCAAGTGGTAACTCAGGTTCAAGTGGTTCATCAGGATCAAGTGGTACAAGTGGTTCTAGTGGTTCATCAGGAACAAGCGGTAACTCTGGTACTTCAGGTAGTTCAGGATCAAGTGGTACAAGTGGTTCTAGTGGTTCATCAGGAACAAGCGGTAACTCTGGTACTTCAGGTAGTTCAGGATCAAGTGGTAACTCAGGTTCTAGTGGTTCATCAGGAACAAGCGGTAACTCTGGTACTTCAGGTAGTTCAGGATCAAGTGGTAACTCAGGTTCTTCAGGTTCTTCAGGAACATCAGGTAACTCAGGTTCTTCAGGTTCTTCAGGAACAAGCGGAACAGCTACTATAACAAATTTAGGTAACAACAGAGTTACAACTTCAACAGGTACACAAGGCCAATTAAATGCTGAAGGTAGTTTAACATTTGATGGTAACATATTACATAACGATTCCCAAAATATAGCCATTAATGAAGGCCAGAAATTCATACTTGATTATGATGGAGATAGTTTTGGAAACATATCTTATGATTTAAATAATTTAGCTGGTTATGGTGCCCAAAACGTTTATGCTACTCCTGGTGAATGTCATGTCTTTACAGAGGGTGATGGAGATGCATTAGCTCAAATTAGGGCTATGCAAATAACTATAGGAAGTAGCCAAACAAATTCAGCTACTAGATTTTCTATAGCTGGTGGATTAAAAAACACAGGTTCAAGTTCAACTGAAAGTTTTATTGGTGGTGGTTGTAGAAATTATATATCCAGTGGTAAAACTAGTGTAATAGCAGGAGGATCAGTAAATTGTATAGTCAATAATAATACTGCTTGTTCAGGAAATTTTATAGGAGCAGGAGGTGCCAATAAAATTAATACTTGTGTTGGTAATAGTGCTATAGTTGCAGGATGTAACAACTGCATCTGTCAAACAGGTACAAATTGTAGTTTTATAGGTGCAGGAGATTTCAATGTAATTTGTGTAAGTTCACCTAAGAGTTCTATTGTTGGAGGTACTACGAATAAAATTTATAATTCTAACACCTCTGCTATCTTAGGAGGTAGACTAAATTGTATATGTAATGGTGCTAATTGTAGTGCTATATTAGGTGGGTATAGCAATTACATTAATGGTCATGATTATTCCTTTCTTGCTGGTTATAACTTATCTTCAAATCAAAATTGTACCTTTTATACTCAATGTTCTCATGTTAGAAATCATTTAAATGTAGGGGGTACTGGAAATGCTTGTAATACAACTACAGGTAGAATTGATGCAACAAATGATATTGTAGCTTATGCTACTTCTGATAAAAGATTAAAATGTAATATTAAACCTATAGAAAATTCTTTATGTAAAGTAATTGGAGTAAGTGGTAATACATTTGATTGGAAAGAATTAACTAAAGAAGAAACAAAAACTATACACGGTAATACAGGTAAAGATGTAGGAGTAATTGCACAAGAAATAGAAGCAATACTACCAGAAGCTGTTACAACTAGAGATAGTGGATATAAAGCCGTTAACTATGAAAAAATTGTACCTTTATTAATTGAAGCAATTAAAGACTTAACAGTTAAAGTAGAAGAATTAGAATTAAAAATAAGTAGGGATATCTAAAATATTTTTGTATATTCCCCCTATGAAGATATGTATAATTACAAACTATATTGATAGGGGGTATGTGAATGAATTATTTATTTTAGATAATTTAATTTCTACATTAAACCTTCAACAAAAAGATATATATTCAATATCTGATGTAAATTTATCATATAGTATAAACAAAAACTATACTCATGTTTTAGTATTATTAGATTTTAAAGTAACTTCTTTACTATCCCTTACTCCCTTTTTAGATAATATTTCTATCCCTAAAATTTTTGTAATTGATACTATTCCTGAAATACATAAAAATATAGATGTTGATATTTTAAAACATTATAATTTTAAATCTGATTCATCATATAACTCTTTATCAAAAAATTCCCAAAATACATTATACAACGATTATGCTGATGCCTTAATTTTTTATAGTAATTTAGACTTTAATCTTTTTACAAACTATTACGAAATCCAAAGTAATAAAAAAGTAACAATAATTCCCCCTTCTTTAGGAAAAGAAAAATCTATTACCTTTAATCCTTCCTATTTTAAACCTAATAATAATATAGGATTTAATGGTATACCTTCATTTAATAATGGGTTTGGGCATTTAATTCCTTCATTAGCCTCTTTATCTGACTATAATTTGAAAATATATGGGAAACATGGAAGAAGTCCATTTACAACTCAACCTTTAATAAATAATGCAACGGCATTACATTCTAATATCAGTTTTAAAGGTCAATTAAGAAACTTCAGTAATTTTTATAAAACTAACCATATATATGCTAATATAGGACTTTATAATTCTTTTGATTTACAAACATTATATAGTATGGTAAATGGTATGGTACCTATAATATCCCCAAATTTGCCAATATCCGAATTTTTACCAAATTACCCCTTTATATCTAAGTGTAATTACAATGAAATAACAAAAACTATTATACAAATTAAAAATACTTCTGATAGTGATTTAAAGGATATATTGTACCAAGAAGTTAATAATATAAAGTTTTTAAATGATAATTTTTTAAAAGAAAAATACCATTTTTTCTTAGATTCCTTATAATATGAATACAAAATACTCTACACTTGGTTTTGATAAAATCTATGTTATAAACCTAAAACGCAGACTAGACAGAAAAAAAACTTTAATAGATAATTTTCCTAATATTGATTTTACTTTTATAGAAGCAATAGATGGTAAAGACCTTAACCAAGAACAATTGTTAAAAGATAAAATATTAAATTCCTCTTTTTTTGATCCTAATGGTATGGTAACTATGGGAGTATTTGCTTGTGCTCTATCCCATAAAAAGGCATGGGATCAGGCTTTATCTGATGGTGTAAAAAATGCTTTATTTTTAGAAGATGATATTATTTTACATAAACCAATACTAAATACCGACAATACTTTTACTGATGAATACTCTAAAATTATTAATGAAATTGAAAATTCTAATTACGATTTAATTCATTTAGGTAAAAAAAATCAAAATACTGAGGGTTTAAATGTTGGAAAATATTTAACTCTCCCAACCCCTAGTTCAAATTGGGAAGGAGCCCATTCTTATATTGCAACTAATCATATGCTCAAAGTTTTAACTAATAAGGTCTTACCTATTAAAAACGCAGCGGATGTGTACCTAGAACAATTTTATAATACTCATAATTCTTTTACATTAAAAAATAGTATTTTTCTCCAAATATCCGATCTTTCCCATTCAAGTGTATCTGATTCAGACACCTTTTTCAATGAATTTAGAAAAGGAGGGGGAAGGGTTGGTATTTCTTTTGATGAAAATGGTAATATCTTAAATAAAAACATAGCTAAATATATAAAACATCCAAAAGAAGTAGATGAATACACAGAAATTGTCTTATCAGAACCTAAATTTGGGATTCAAAATTTTTCTAGCAAGGATAAACTAAACCTTAACTTTTTTAGTATAATTAGATTAATAGATTTTTTATCTAAAAATTTGAATCAAAGAGGAAAAATGGTAGAAATAAACAGCCATTTAGGAGAAAATACTTTTTATTTTGGTTCTAGTGGTTTATTTTCTAATATATATGCTATTGATCCCCTTAAGGGAGAAGATGAATTTAATATTAAACATAATTTAACTTGGGAAGATATAAAAATAGGATTTAATAATAACAATTATTTCCATAAAAATATCAACCATATAAATCAAGACCCCACTTTAATTTCTGAATCTTTTGATGATTTATTATTTCTTTATATTAATAATAGAAAACAAGAAAATATTAAACCTTTAATTAAAAGGTATTTTCCTAAAATTTCTAAAAAGGGTTTTATAGGTGGTAACAATATACAAGACGCTCCCCCTAAAGCTATAATATTTGATAATAGTTGGGTAATTAAAAAAGAAAATTATGAACTTTAATATAAATAAATTTAATGAGTTAGGATATGTAATAATAAAAGACTTTTTATCCGAAGATGAATTAAAGGATCTATTAAAAATATCCCAAAAACACTATAAATATTCTCTTAATTTAACGGAACATGAAGGTAACTATAGATTAAATAGTCCTACTAACCTAAATAAAATAGAAGGGGCATGCGAGTATGAACCTGAGTTTTTAAAAATAGCAAAGAATAAAATCCTTGTAAATACAGCCAAACAATTAATAAATACAGAAGAAACATTAGATGTTTATATATCTAAATTTTTTCCAATGAAACCCAAAGTAGGAGTATCAACATTTTTACACCAAGATAACTTTTATTTTAATGGTGATCCTGATAATATAATTAGTTGTGCTCTATATTTTCAAAATACAAATAAAGAAAATGGATGTTTAAGAATTATACCTGGATCTCATAAAATAGGAATAATACCACATGATGTTATATCCCATATAGAAGGAATACAATGGATAGATGAAACAAAATTAAATCCTAATTGGATATTAGACTTAGAATTAGATGCACCTTATGCTGTGTTTTTTAATATTAATATGATACATGGGTGTTATCCAAATACTTCAAATAATACTCGGTTTAGTTTAGCCTGGGAATACATAGAATCGAATAATAATAACGTAGCATCATCAAAAAACAATTGGTGTGATAGAAACTTAGTAGGATAATATGAGTTCATTAAGATTTAACCCTAATCCTGAATGGAATAATATGTGGGGTAATAGGTTTTATTTAGGTTTAAACCAATTAATGTATGATATATATTCTACATTAAACAATAAATCTAATTTAAAAATGTTAGAAATTGGGTCATATAAAGGTGAATCTACTTTTATGTTTGCCTCGTTAGGAATATTTAGTGAAATTCATTGTATAGACCCTCACGAAGAAAAAGAAGAATCTAATTTGGTATTTAACGAAACATGGGATAATGTAAAAGAAGAATTTAAACTTAATACTCGCCATTTTAGTAATATCACTCACCACAAAGAATATAGTTACAATATATCAAACATCTTTCCAGATGGTTACTTTGATTTTATTTATATAGATGGTGCCCATGATTACGAATCGGTAAAAAAAGATATAAAATTATACACACCCAAAACTAAACAATTAATAGGTGGACACGATTACCAAAAAGAATGGCCTGGTGTAGTACGTGCGGTAAATGAAGCATTTCAAGAACCATTTAAAACATACCTTGATGATAGTTGGATAAAACCAATACATTAAATAAAAATTATATATTTATAACAAAATAACAATAAACATGGTACATAATTATAGAATTACAGAACTTGAAAGAGAAATAAGTACTGGAATAATAAATAGAATTTCATTCATAGTTGATTCTCTTCATGAAGAAGTTGGAGAAAGATATAATGGGGAGATAGAAGTAACAGGATCAATAGATACCCCAGGTTTTATTGAATTTGAAAACCTAACTCAAGAAAATGTTTTAAGTTGGATTACATCTCTAGTTGATACAGCTCTTATAGAACAAGAAAATTCAGCTTCAATAGCTAATATGATATCCACTCCTCCTGCTATTAATGGTACTGGTTTTCCTTGGGAGAATTAATAATAAAAAATACGATTTAGTTAGGAAATACTAAATTTTTTTCGTATATTTAAGTTATAAATAAATTAAGTTATAAATGAATATAATCTTTCAAATTGAAGGTGGACTTGGTAAGTCTATCATGGCAACAGCTGTAGTAATTGCCATTAAAACACGTTATAAAAACGCAAAACTAATAGTAGTAACCGGCTATACTGACGTCTTTTTAAACAATCCTCATATACATGAAACTTATGATATCAACCAAGCAAATGGGTTATATCTAAAGTATATTAAAGACCAAAAATGTAAAATATTTGCGTCTGAACCTTATAAAACATCTGATTTTATTACTAATAAACCTGTTTCATTATTAAAAACTTGGTGTGAACTTTTTGGGTTAAGATATAATAATGAACAACCACAACTTTACTTATCACAACCTGAAATAGATTATTTTTCTCCATACTACTCTACAGATAAACCTATTATGGCTATTCAACCAAATGGAGGACCTCCTGGTGTATCTCAACAATATTCATGGACTAGAGATATACCCCCAATTGTAGTAAAAGAATTAATTGATTATTACAAACAGGATTATACTATAATTCATATTAAAAGAGAAGATCAAATTACATACCCCGACAGTTTACAAGCTTTAGATGGATACCGAAGCATAGCAATCCTCCTTCAAAAATCTAGTAAAAGATTATTAATAGATAGTTTTAGTCAACATATGGCAAGGGCATTAAATCTAAAATCTACAGTATGTTGGGTAGATACTAAACCAGAAATATTTGGTTATAACTTCCATAATAATATTAAAGCAAACCCTTATACAAAAGACATCCCTTTGCATAATGTATCTTATACTCCTTTTAGTTTAGTTGAGGAAATAAAAACTCTTCCCTATAATGACTTAAATGAGATATTTGATATAAACAAAATAACTGCATCATTAAACAAACAATAAATGTCAGATTCACCTAAAATTTTAGTTTCTAGTTGTTATATAGGAACAACGGGTTTTAATAACCATTCACGTGATTTTTTTAGAAAGCTATCAAAACATTACCCTTTAAAAATTAGAAACTTTACTGTTCCTAAATATTGGAATGGTATAAAAGATGAACCCTTTAATGAAGAACCTTATATATTAGATTTAGATAAAAAACTCTTATCATCACAAACTTCATTTAAAAATGATAAAACTTTAAATGATACAGAAATTTATAAGAATTACCCTAATAATTTTAACCACAATTTAAATATAGTTTTAGCAGAAGTAAACCACCATTATTTCTACCAGACATATGATGGGCCTAAAATTGCTTATCTTGTATGGGAAACAACAGAATATCCTAAGAATTTTTACAATCGAATAAAAGAATTTGATCAAATATGGGTACCCTCTCAATGGCAAAAAGACTGTAACATATTGCAGGGAATACCTGAAAGCAAAATTAAAGTAGTTCCTGAAGCGGTCGATGGGGAAATTTTTAAACCTAATTCTAAATCTACTTTACCCGAATATGATGATGGAAGATTTAAATTTATCCATTTTGGTAGATGGGATTATAGAAAATCAACAAAAGAAATAATTGAAAGTTTTTTAAAAGAATTTGATAAAGATGAACCTGTAGATTTAATTATATCTATAGATAATATGTTCGCTAAAGATGGATTTGAAACAACTGAAAAAAGGTTAAAACATTATAATTTAATAGACCCAAGAATTAAAATAAAACATTTTCCTACCAGAGAAGAATATATAAAATACCTCCAAAAAGGTCATGTATTTTTATCTTGTGCTCGATCTGAAGGGTGGAACTTGCCTTTAATAGAAGCTATGGCTTGTGGTACACCTTCTATTTATTCTAATTGTAGTGCACAACTAGAATTTGCTGAAGGTAAAGGATTACCTGTAGATATAATAGGCACACAACCCGCTATTAGAGGAGAATACAGCACATACTCACAATCAGAGCTATCAGGGGAATTTTACGTCCCAGATTTTAATCATCTTAAGGAAGTAATGAGAGATGCTTATGATAATTACGATTACCATAAAAAAATAGCTTTAGAAGAATCTAAAGAATTAAGAAAAAAGTTTACTTGGGAAAATATGGCTGAAATAGCTAATAAAGAAATCAATTCTTTTATAAAAAACCCACCTAAAAACAAAATTGAACTTAGTTTTAACCAAGGAGTTAAGTTAGAAGTATTTGGTTCTAATAAGGAAGAATACTTTGTAGAATTTATAAATTCTGATACTAATAAAGTAATACATTCTAGTACTATTAAAAATAATATGTGGACTAAATGTAACCATGAATACTATATCCCTTGGGTTATTAAAGTAAATGGGGAAATAATTCATACTTTTGATGTAACCAATAGAATAGTTAAAATATCATTAGATTCAAAATCTATAGGAGATACATTAGCATGGACTCCTCAAGTTTTAGAATTTCAAAGAAAACATAACTGTAAAGTTGTAGTTAGTACTTTCCATAATGAGTGGTTTGCTAACAACCCAGAATATAAAGATATATTATTTATAGAACCTAACAAAGATATTTCTTCATACGCTCATTATAAAATAGGGTGGTTTAAAACCAATGGAAAATGGGATAAAGGTATAAAAAATAAAAACCAAGTAAACACAATTCCTCTAATCCAAACCGCAACAGATGCTTTAGGTCTTCCTTATAAAGAAATTAACCATGGAGTAGATTTTAAAATAGGTAAAAGACCAATTAAAGGAAAATATATCTGTATAGGTCCTAGAGCAACCTCGGGGTTAAAAGAATGGCCTCATGATAGGTGGAGAAATTTAGCTAAAAAATTACATAAAAAAGGGTATAAAGTAGTTAATTTATCCTATGAGGGATTTTCGGGAACTAATATAATAAATAAAAATAAACTTAATTGGGAAAAAACTTTTAACTACCTTTACCACGCAGAATTATTTATTGGTTTAGGATCTGGTTTATCATGGGCAAATTGGGCTTTAAATAAACCAACTTTAATGGTTAATAATTTCATTCCATTTGGTTACGAATTTACAAATAATTTAACTAAAGTAGAAAATAATACTGTATGTAATAATTGTTGGGTTAATAAAGATTTTACATTTGATCCAGGTAATTGGGATTGGTGTCCTAAAAATGAAGGAACCCCAAAACAACATATATGTCAAAAATCAATTACAGTAGATCAGGTTTATTTAGAATGTTTAAACTTATTAGAACCTAAAGAAAATTATGAATTTGTTTGGGTAACAGGAGGAGATGAAAAATATCTATCTATGATAGAAGTTTTGGCAAAAAGTTTATTAAAACATTCAAAATATAAACTAATAGTATATGGGTTTAATTGTGATTCTAAAATTAATTTACCTAATGTAATAAATAAAAGAATTAACTTTGATCCTAAACCCATAAGATATATTAATACGGAATTTGATTTGATAGACAAAGACTATTCTATATATTTTGCTAAGTATTTAACTAGTATAGATTCTTTAAAAACTGAATATAAAAACTTTGCTTGGATAGATGGTGATGCTTTTGCTACCGAAAATATTGATGGTTCTTTAAAATATCTTTTAAATTTAAAGGATTACCCCTTATTTATGAGATATTTTGATGAAGATATGGTTCATTGGAGAAAATATAAAAACATAAAATTAGAAGGACATTATGGAGCTGAAGTATCTAATATTTTAAATATTAAAAGAAACCCAAATAGTGTTATTATAGCAACTGGTTTTTATTTTTATAATAAAGATTCGGAATCATTTTTTCAAAGATGTTTAGACTTAAATAAACAATTAAATACCCAAAACCTTCAAATATTTGCCGACGATAATGCATTCTCAGAAGAAAGAGTGACTAATGCCTTACTTTGGAAAGAAAATAAAACTAATTATTTACCTATTACATGGAATAATTATTATTCCCCTAAAGAAAAAGTTGTTGTAGATCAAAATACATTAGATAAAGGATTTGATGTTATGTTTGATATAACAAACAAAGAACCTTATTTTGTACATGGTCCCGACCCATCAGTTGTTCCTAAAAATAGTAAAACTTTAGATTTAATGTATCAAGATCACCAAATAAAAAAATTAATGGTAGTATCTCATCCTGATGATGAATTAATATTTGGTGGCGCGGAATTAATAAAACATGGTCCGGAATATAAAGTTATTTGTCTTACTAATAAATCAAATAAAATTAGAAGTAAAGAATTTGAACAAGTAATGACAAAATTAAATGTGGGGTCTTGGGAAATGTTTGATCATAAAGATGATTTACATAATCCACCTGAAAGATACGATATTGAATCTATATTATTAAATAGACAATGGGAAAAAATAGTAACACATAACCCTATAGGTGAATATGGACACCCACAACATAAAGCTGTGTTTAATTTTATTAAAGAGTATGTTGATAAAATTATTTTAGAAGACATATTATATGTATTTGGAAAATCCAGTGCTAAACTAGATAAAAATATTGTGGATACTAAGAAAAATTTACTTACATTATATAAGTCTGAACAATCTATTATTAACCAAATATTAAATAATAAAGGGGATTGGTTTAAAAGTAATAATGATAATACTAATTATATAGAATACGAGTCTTTAGAAAAGTATGAAGAAAATAAAAATAAAAATAACTATATAGCATGTTATGAAAAATAAAAATTTAGTAATAATAATGTGTCATTGTGATAATGATATTAAAAAAAAGACATTAAATAAAAATATAGATAAAATCAAATCCGAAGGGTTTGATATAATGGTATTATCTCATATCCCTGTATCAAATTCCATACAAAATAAAGTTGATTATTTTATATATGATAAAAGCAACCCAACAATTACATACCCTTATAGGGGAATGGTATTTTGGAGAAACTTAAAATTTAAAGATAAAAAAATTAAACTACAAAATATATTAGATGATTATGGTTGGACGGCATTTAATCAAATATTATTAGCTGGGAATTTAGGAATATCACTTGATTATGATTATTTTAGTTTTATTAATTATGACGTTAAATTAACGGATAACATTATTCATGATTTAAACAACCCTGTTCCTTTTTTAGTATCTAAAGTAAGGGATTTAAGATTACAAGATATAGGTTATAGATTCCCGAGTTTTATGTTAAATGTCTTATCAAAAGAAAATTTAAAATCCTTATTACCTATAATTAATAAAAAGTATTATATGAGTGATCAACACCCATGGAAAAAGGATGGGAAATTTAGAGATGCAGAAGAATATTGGGAGCAATTAATTAAAAACTTTGAATATCTTACTCACATAGAACCCATTTGGGATCAAATATCATTTGAAAACACAGATGGTCTATTTAATTTTAGTAATGATGAAAATTTTAAAATATTTTTTCAAAACTCTGACACACATGAAAGGATACATACAGAAGATTGGACACCAAGAATAATTGTTTATGATAATAATACCTCAGAATTAAAATTAGTAGTGAATTCTTTAGAAACGGCAATTGAAGGAACAAATGTGTGTCTAGAACTCCCAGAAACAATAACAAAAATTGGATATATAGTAAAAGACAAATATTACGATTTAACAGAAAAATATCATAAATCTATTTTTGCTACTATAGATTTTCAATAAAAATTAAATATGTATAATTAAATAAATAAAAAATGAGTAAAAAAATTAAGTTATCAAAAGAAGAATTAGAAATTCTTAAAGGTTATCAACAACAACAAAATTCAATTACTTTTGAATTAGGACAAGTTGACATTAATAGGGCAATATTAGAAGGCCAAAGAGCATCTGTTTTGGATAAACTAGGTGATTTACAAGAAAAAACTAATAAAACGGCTAAAGAATTACAAGAAAAATATGGGGATGGAAACATTGATTTAGAATCTGGGGAATTTACTACAACAGAATAAGTTTTTGAATCTCTTCCTAATATTTATAATAAAACAATATTAAAAATAATATAACAAAATGGCAGAAACATTAATATCTCCAGGAGTATTAGCAAGAGAAAACGATCAATCTCTAGTTACAGCTCAACCCTTAACTAGAGGAGCAGCAATTATAGGACCAACAGTTAAAGGACCGGTTGAAAAACCAACTTTAGTTAGTTCTTTTAGTTCTTTCCAAACAATTTTTGGTTCAACTTTATTAAGTGGTTCACAAGATTATACTTATTTAACTTCAATTGCAGCTAATAACTATTTTTCTCAAGGTGGAACTTCTTTATTAGTAACAAGAGTTACAAGTGGTTCTTTTGATCCCGCTTTATCTACTACAATTCAAAATAATGTTGAAGCAGCAAGTGCAGGAATAGCAGGAGATATTGTCGGAGACTTAAGTTCAGGTGGTACCGGGGGTACAAAAGGTACTTATGCAATAACAGCAGGTGAAATAGCCCCTAATAATGGAGCAACTCTTTCTGTAGTAATAGGTGAATTAACTAATTTAATAGCAACCCAAAACGTAACAGCACAAAGTGCTTTAGTAGGTGGTACTACAATTGGTGCTGTAACAGGTCCATTCACAATAGCCGCTGACAAAATAACAACATCAGGAGGAACTACTCAAGTTGGAACAGGAGCAACACTTACTATCACAACCGATGGTGGAGGAGCAGCTGGTGTTATAACTTCAATAGTAGTAGCAGCAGCTGGATCTGGATATGTTGCAGGAAATGTATTAACAGTAACAGCTTCAGATTTAGTAGATGCTGGATTTATAGCTTGTGACAAAAATATAACAGTTACTTTAGTTGACGCTAATTTATTAAATGGACCAACTGCTATTAATGTAACTAGTGATGGAGCTGGATATTCCGCAGGTGATACATTAACAATAGCTGCCGCTGATGTTGGAACTCCAACAGCCGATTTAGTAATAACTTTAACTGACAGTTCAATTGTAAACCAAGCAGCTTTTGTATTAGAAACACTTTCAGAAGGAGTGATTATGAATAATACATCTCCTGTAGGAGCAGATCAAGGAGGAACAGAATTAGCAAACGGAGCTTTAGCAAGTGGTTCTGCTGATAACCTAAGATGGGAAATTGGAGCTGTAAATACATCATCCGGTGTATTCTCATTATTTGTTAGACGTGGTAATGATAATAATAACCAAAAAGTTATTCTAGAATCATTTAATAATATCTCTTTAGATCCTTTCTCTCCAAATTATATTTCAAGAGCAATTGGTGATAATACTTCAAATGTTGTAGTAGCAGCAGATGGTTCAGGAACATATTTACAAGAATCAGGTTCTTACCCAAATATATCTAATTATATAAGAGTAAAACAAGTAAATGCAAACACACCTTATTACTTTGATAATAATGGTATTGCAAAATCTGAATTTACAGCATCTTTACCTCAATTAGGATCTGGTTCATTTGATGAAGCAGTAGGATCTAATTTAAATAGTACAAGTGCAAATTTATTTTATGAAAATATAAGTTCAGTAAATACTCAAGGTGTAATTGGAACAGATTATACAAATGCAATTAACTTATTAGCAAATCAGGACGAATATCAATACAATGTAATTTCAGCTCCAGGTTTATATTATTCAAATTATGCTGTACAGTGTAATTTAATTAAGAATATGTGTATTTCAAGAGGAGATGCAATTTATGTGATGGATTTAGTTCCTTACAACACAGCAATCGCAACTGTAAACCAAAATGCAGCAGCAATAGATTCTAGTTATGCAGCAGCTTATTGGCCATGGTTACAAACTATTGATCCAAATTCTGGATTATTAGTATATGTACCAGCTTCTACAATGATTCCAGGAGTATATGCTTTTACAGATGCTTCTTCAGACCCATGGTTCGCACCAGCAGGTATTACTAGAGGAGGATTAGGTTCTGTAGTAAGAGCTGAAAGAAAATTAACATCTGCAAATAGAGATACATTATATGAAGCTAATGTAAACCCAATCGCTACATTCCCACAACAAGGAGTTGTAGTATTTGGACAGAAAACATTACAAAAAGCAGCAACTGCTTTAGATAGAGTAAATGTACGTAGATTGTTAATTACACTTAAAGGATATATTTCTCAAATTGCAGATAATTTAGTATTTGAACAAAATACTATTGCAACTAGACAAAACTTTTTAACACAAGTAAATCCATATTTAGAAAGTGTTCAACAAAGACAGGGATTATATGCTTTTAAAGTAGTAATGGATGAAACAAACAATACACCAGATGTTATTGATAGAAATGAGTTAATCGGTCAGATTTTCTTACAACCAACTAAAACAGCTGAATTTATTATACTTGATTTCAACGTATTACCAACTGGAGCAACATTTCCAGCATAAAAAGAAAAAAACCGAATATTTATAATAAAATAAGAAAATAAAATGGCAGTATTAAACCCAAACGAAATATTTTTCACAGCTTTCGAGCCAAAACAAAAGAATAGATTTATAGCTTTTGTAGACGGATTTCCAGCATACATCATGAAAGGTGTAGGAGCCGTAACTGTATCACAAGGAACAGTACCATTAAATCATATTAATGTTCAACGTTTTGTAAAAGGTAAAACAACTTGGGGAACTATTCAGTTTACACTATTTGATCCAATTACACCATCTGGTGCACAATCAGTAATGGAATGGGTTAGATTACACCACGAATCAGTAACTGGTAGAGATGGTTATAGTGATTTCTATAAGAAAGATCTTACAATCAATGTATTAGGACCTGTAGGTGATGTAGTTTCAGAATGGATCATCAAAGGAGCAATGATTACAGAAGCTTCATTTGGAGATTATAACTGGGATACTGAAAATGCTGCTCAAGAAATTACAATGACAGTTCAACCTGATTATTGTGTATTAAATTTCTAAAAATTTTACTCACCCCTAATTTGCAAAATAGCTTGGCTT